TTGATACCGGCAACGTCCGATACAAGGCTCGTGAGCGATACAGCTTCGGCGTATCCGATCCTCTGGGCATCTACGGTTCGCCCGGCACGTCCTAATAGTACGGGGGCTTCGGCCCCCTTTTTTTCCTGACTAATTGTTCCACGGGGAACATTTAGACTCTGGCCACGACAGGAGACTCACATGGCTAATACTACTTTTTTGGGGCCAGTACGCTCTGAAACCACATTCAAGACCATCAGCAAAGATTCTACTACCGGCACAATCACCGAGGTTGCGACCATTGGTGACGGCCCCGTAAGCCTCGCAGACGCTGATGTCACGCTTACTAACGCCACTCACAGCGGCAGAACCCTTCTCGTTCCCGACGGCGGACAAGACAACACCTACACGTTGCCCGCACCCGTTGCAGGCTCGGTGTTTCGGTTTGTTTACGCTGGCGGCGCGGCAGATGCCACTGACGCAATCATCGTCACTCCCGGCAACACCAACTTTTTCATAGGCGGCGTCACGTTCCTAGACACCGACGATGCAGTAAGCGCGGTGTTCTCTGACGGAAACTCTAACAGCAGTATTCAAATTAACGTACCTGCTGGATTTGATGTAACGATTGTTGGTTTAGACTCCACCAATTATCAGATTTTCGGCACTGTAACTAGCGCAACTGCCCCAGCGTTTGCCGATCAATAATCTAGTCGGGGGCTTTAGCCCCCCTTTTCTAGGAGACAAAGATGGCTGACACAGTTACCAGTCAGACAATCGAGGACGGCCCACGCACTGCAATTTTTGCATTTACGAACGTCAGTGATGGCACAGGCGAATCTGCCGTGACCAAGATCGACGTGTCTACCCTTTCAAAGAACCCCGCTAATGATGCGGCCTGCACAAGCGTACAGATTGAGTGCATCTGGTACTCAACGATTGGCATGGGCGTGGAGATTCTGTTTGACGCGACGACAGATGTTTTGGCGTGGGAGCTTCCTGCTGACTATTCAGACTCATTGGATTTTTCTGAGTTCATTGGCATTCCAAACAATGCCGGCGCAGGCAAGACTGGCGATATCAAATTCACCACTGTTGGGCATACTAATGGTGATTCTTACAGCATTGTTCTGAAGGTTAAGAAGAGCTACGACTGATGCGGCTCTATTACAAGAAGGGCGGCAAAACAAAGTCGAGGGTGAATGAAGCTGGAAACTACACTAAGCCCACTATGCGCAAGAATCTGTTTAACAAGATCAAGGCCAGTGGAAAAGGCGGCAAGCCCGGACAGTGGAGCGCCAGAAAAGCACAAATGCTGGCACAGCAGTACAAGGCCAAAGGCGGCGGGTACCGAGACTAATGGCGCTCAAAAAATCGCAGAAGTCTTTAAAGAAGTGGACAAAGCAGAAGTGGCGCACCAAGTCTGGAAAGCCTAGCACACAGGGTGCGAAGGCTACTGGTGAGCGTTATCTGCCTGAGAAGGCGATCCAGTCCTTGTCTGCGAAAGAGTATGCCGCCACATCCCGCAAGAAGCGGGCTGACACCAAGAAGGGCAAACAGCACTCCAGCCAGCCCAATAAGGTGGCCAAAAAGACAGCGAGGCACCGTAAATGAGGGTGTACTACAAGAAGGGTGGTCGAGTAGACAAGAAGGCTATGTCTTGCAACAAGCCGCGCCGTACACCCAATCACCCCAAGAAGTCACATATTGTAAAGGCGTGCGAGGGCGGCAAGGAAAAAATTATCCGCTTTGGGGAGCAGGGCGCCAAGACGGCTGGCAAGCCAAAATCCGGAGAGTCAGCAAGAATGAAGGCCAAGCGCAAGTCATTCAAGGCTCGCCACCGTCGTAATATCAAGAAAGGGAAGATGTCTGCCGCATATTGGGCCGACAAGACTAAGTGGTGAGGCATGGCTATTAGCAGGGCTCAGACTGCAAAGCAGGTAAAAAACGCACCCTCTTCCAGAAAAAACAAGATCAAGAAGGTAATGGGTGAGTTCAAGAAGGGGACCCTGAAGTCTGGCGGCTCTGGCAAGAAGGTCACGAATCCCAAACAGGCGGTAGCGATTGCGCTTTCTGAGGCTGGCGTTAAGAAAAAATCCAACGGAGGCAGAATCCCAAAGCCGAAGTGTAGAAACGGCATTGCGATTCGCGGTAGGACTAGAGGGCGGACTGTATAAATGGCAACGAGCGGAACAACAGGCTTTACCCTTGACTTGTCTGACATATTAGAAGAGGCATACGAGCGTGCAGGGCTGGAGCTTAGGAGCGGGTACGATTACAAAACTGCTCGCCGCAGTCTTGATCTGCTCATGCTTGAGTGGCAAAACAGGGGCCTTAATCTCTGGACAGTTCGGGACACCTCGCTGGCTCTTGTTGCGGGGACAGGATCTTACGACCTTAGTGCTGACAAGTTAGATATTATAGAGGGCTTGCTACGCACAGACGCAGGCAACACCTCCAAGCAAGCAGACCTAACGATGCAACGCATCTCGGTGAGTCAGTACGCTCATCAGACCAACAAGCTGACTCAGGGCCGCCCATTGCAGTATTACGTCGAGCGCAAGCCGACAGGAATCACCGTCCACTTCTGGCCTGTACCAGATGCCACGACGAGCTATACGTTCGCCTATTACTACATGGAACGTATAGAAGATACTGGCAGTCCCGCATCAAACAACATGGATGTGCCGGCAAGGTTTTTGCCGTGCTTGGTGTCGGGGCTAGCCTACCAAATAGCGAGCAAGAGGCCGGAAGTCATGCAGATGGCCCCAATGCTCAAGCAGGTCTATGAGGAGCAGTGGTCGCTTGCGGCTGATGCGGCAAGAGAAAAAGCCGCCTTGTACATGTCTCCGGGTGGATACAACGACTTATGAGTAGCTACGCAAAAGGCAAGCACGCTTACGGGTTTTGTGACCGAACTGGCTTCCGGTACCCGCTCCGTGACTTGGTGCGTCAGATTGAGGATGGCCGATGGAATGGCCTCCTTGTTGGGCGCGACGTTGTTGACAAGGACCAGCCCCAACTCAAGCTGGGAGATGTCAATGCGAATGATCCGCAAGCGCTTAGAAATCCAAGACCCGACAATAGTTTGGATGAAAGTCGGGCTCTATATGCGTGGAACCCTGTGGGTGGCGGCAATACTGCTTTGGGTAGCCGCACTGTTGGTCTCGACATGTCAGGGCACGTCGGTCGCGTAACGGTGGAGATATCCTAATGGCGTTTACCTTCACCACGTTAAAGCAGGCGATCCAAGACTACGTTGAGTCGAACGAGACCAGTTTCGTCAACAACCTGCCAGTTATTATTACGCAGGCAGAAGATAGAATCCTAAAGCGGTGCCAGCTTCCTGATTTTCGCAAGAATGTTACTGCTAACATGACGGCGAGTAACAATTACTTGGCGATGCCGACAGATTTCCTGTCGCCATATTCGCTGGCTATAGACAACTCAGGGTATGAGTACCTGTTGTTTAAAGACGTAAACTTCATGCGTGAGGCATACCCAGATTCAACAGTGACTGGCGTGCCCAAGGCGTATGCCATCTTTAGTGAAGATTATTTTTTGATTGGCCCCACGCCAAACAGTAGTTTTGCAGTCGAGCTTCATTACTTCCACAAACCAGAGTCAATCACAACCGCTACATCCGGAACGAGCTGGCTAGGCACCAACGCAGAGACGACACTGCTTTATGGGTGCTTAGTTGAGGCGTACACCTACCTCAAGGGCGACGCGGATCTTATGGGCCTGTATGTTCAAAGGTATGAGGATGCAATCCAGCGCCTAGAGGAGTTGGGCGAAGGGTACAGCACCACCGACAGTTATCGTAGCGGTGCGGTCAGGAAGATGAGAACTTAATGCTCGAAATGGAAATCGGCACTGTTGGTGTAGAAACCACCAGTCACAGGGGGTTTACCCCCGAGGAAGTGGCAGAGCGATGCTTGGACCGGATTGTTTCCGTCTCTGATACTGCTCATCCCACATTAAAACAGCAGGCTCTGGCATACCGAGGCCAGATTCGCTCAGTCCTGTTGCACTACATGAAGGAAGCGATCAAGTCTGATCGTACAACCATTTACAACGCCCTTATCGAAGCAGGGCAAAAAGACTTAGCCGAAGCTATCAGGAGGCTTTAAATGGCGTTTAGCGGAAACTTTATGTGCACGTCTTTCAAGCAGGAATTGCTTGAAGCGGTCCACAACTTCAAAAACTCAGGCGGAAGCACCTTTAATCTTGCGCTTTATACAAATAGCGCGTCTTTCGATGCTTCAACCACGGCGTATACCGCTACAAATGAAGTGTCTGGAACGGGGTACACAGCAAAAGGTGCGGCTCTTACTCGGGTTGACCCAAGTACAAGCGGCACAACCGCGTTGACAGATTTTGCTGACTTGACGTTTAGCACTGCCACCATCACTGCTCGCGGGGCCTTAATCTATAACGACTCAGCATCGGGTGACCCCAGTGTTGTGGTATTGGATTTTGGTGCAGACAAGACCTCCACTGCCGGAGACTTCACCATTGTATTTCCCACGGCAGATGCGAGTAACGCGATTATCCGGATAGCTTAATGGCTGGAGTGATCGTTCCACTTACTGGCTGGGGCCGGGATGACTGGGGCGATCTCGCGTGGGGTGAAGGGAGTGTCACCAATGCGGGGGCCACTGGTCAGGTAGGATCAGTCTCCGTCCTCACGGTAAACAATGTCTCGGTCACGGGTCTTGAGGCAACGGGATCGGTTGGCTCGGCTACAGTCGAGGCCGACGCAAATGTGTCAGTTACGGGGCTGGAGGCGACAGGCTCCGTAGGATCAGTTACCGCAACCGCTGGAGCGGATGTTTCGGTCACGGGTCTGGAGGCTACCTCGGCGGTAGGGTCGGTCACGGTCACGGGCGATGCAAATGTGTCAGCCACGGGGCTAGAGGCCACAGGTGCAGTTGGCTCTGCAACGGCTAGTGCAGACGCAAGTGTATCTGTTACAGGCTTGGAGGCCACAGGTGCAGTTGGCTCAGCCACGGCTGAAGCAGGCGCAGATGTTAGTGTCACCGGGCTAGAGGCGACAGGCGCTGTAGGCTCTGTCACCACCACTGCGGGCGCAACAGCGTCTCCTGATGGCGTAGAGGGCACCGGCAGTCTTGGCTCGGTCACGGTTGATGCTGAAGCGAATGTATCTGCAACCGGCGTCGCGGGCACAGGCGCAGTTGGCACAGTTGAGATCCAGCTTGGGATCAGCGTTTTCCCAACAGGGCTCTCGGCAACCGGATCGGTTGGTAGCGTCACCACCACTGCAAATGCGGACGTATCTGTAACTGGCGTAAGCGCTACCGGAGAGGTAGGCAACGCGGCGGTTATTCAGTCAATAGATGTTCTCCCGACCGGGGTTGAAGGTACGGGAGAGGTAGGCTCCGTCACGACAACTGCGGATGCCAATACAAGCGTCACGGGTCTAGCGGCCACTGGCGCTGTTGGCAGTGTTTCAGTTGTTGCGGGTGCTGATGTTGCGGTAACTGGCGTCAGCGGCACAGGTGAAGTGGGTGTGGTGCTGGTATGGGGCGAGATAGTTCCCAACCAAAACCCGAATTACTCCAACCTGAACCCATCACAGACGCCCGGATGGGTAGAGATAGAGCCGTCACAAACGCCAAATTATGAAGATATTGCGGCATAAAGAGGATTAACTAATGCCTAGCACATACACCACAAACCTTGGTATTGAGAAGATCGCCACCGGAGAACAGTCCGGCACATGGGGAACCACCACTAATACCAACTTTGACCTGATTGATACTGCGGTAAACGGCATTGTTTCGATCACCCTGTCGAGCGCAGGTAGCTCCGGGTCGCCCAATGACCTGCCAATCACAGACGGCACCGCATCTAATGGCCGGAACAAGTTCATTGAGTTCACTGACGGCGGTGATCTGGGTGCGACAGCGTATGTCCAGCTTACCCCTAACGATGCGGAGAAGATCGTTCACATCCGCAACAGCTTGTCTGGTAGCCGGTCAATTATTGCATTCCAAGGCACCTACAACGCATCCAACGACTTTGAGATCCCCAACGGCGCAGATGTCACGCTGAAGTTTGATGGGGCTGGTTCAGGCGCGACCGTTACTGACGTTAATGCTGACTTGACAGTGACAGGTCTTACAGCGACCTCTACCGTGAGCTTTAGCGGCGCGACTATCGACAACCTCGGCACAGTGACCACGGTTGACATCAACGGCGGCACTATCGACGGCACTGTAATTGGAGGCTCTTCAGCCGCCGCAGGCACGTTCACGACATTCACCTCCACAGGCATCGACGATAACGCCACAAGCACTGCGATTACGATTAATGCTAGTGAGAACGTAGGTATTGGTACTACGAGTCCTTCTGACAAACTACACGTTTATCAAAATTCTGCTGATAATGTTGTCGCTAAGGTAGAAAACGCCTCTTCAAATCACGGCTCGCTTCTTCAGTTTTCTCAAGTT